CAGCCTGAAGGCTAAGTTTAACCGCCTGAGGGATGAGCTGTTCTGGCACTGCCGCGAGTGGTTTGAGGCGCGAGACTGCAAAATACCGCAGGACGACACGCTGATATCGGAGCTGTCGGGCATCCGCTATAAGTATCTCTCGACTGGCAAGCTGAAGGTTGAGAGCAAGGACGAGATGAAGCGACGCGGCCAGAGATCGCCCGACGTGGCCGACGCATTTGTGCTGACCTTCGCGGGGCAGGGTGCGGTTGCTGGCGGCTACTCAAGAGGGTATAATTCAAATCGCAGTTTGAAACCAAAAACGAATTGGGTGGTCTGATGGAAAAAGTTACCGCGTCTAGGTTCCGGCCTGAGGGCATGAGCGACGAGGACGCATTTAACGTGTCTCCGGTTAAGGTTGCCTATGATGTCTTGGGGCCGTCGTTTCTAAAAATGCCAAAGGCGGCACGCTCACACATTATGGAGCTTGTCATGTCAGGCGACCTGACGGCTGATGAGATCAGGAGTTCCGCAGAATATGCCTTGCCTTATAACCCGATTTTTGGTGAGCCGGGTGACGGTGACTTTGGTGAGTTTTTGGGAAAGATTCCATCTTATGGCCTGTTGGCCGACCCCCTGCAAATGTCTGAGGAAGAATTTTACAAGAGAATGTTTGGCTTCGATTATGAGACCAAACAAGAAATGATGGGTGGCGTTCCGTTGATGCCTACAGATAACTTGCCTAAATTTGGCAGCGCCTTGGGCGTTAATGATGATGATTTTGGCTATATGATGCGTTGGAAAAATATTTAATGGATCAGTATCGCGGCGCATACAAGCAGGGGCTGTTGGCGCAGCCTATGGATATGACGTCGTTTGATCCATACGCGCCGTTGGCTGCTGGTTTGATGTTAGCCCCCGGCTCTGGCTTTGCCGACGTTGCGGGCTATGCGCCGAGCATGACAACCGCTGGCGAATACGAGCCGAGCATGATGGCTAACATTGGCAGCGGTCAGTATTTGGACGCTGGCCTGCAAGGGCTAGGGTTGCTCGGTGACGCCTTTATGGCCGCTGGCACGGTTGTTCCACCGCTAATCCCTGTTGGCGCTGCTATGAAGCTGCCAAGGGCTGGTAGGGTTGCGTCTGCGGCTGACGTTTTTTCTGAGGTGAAAGATTTCCCAAATCTTACAAAATCAGAGGAGCGGGTTGTCGCCGCTTCATCTGCTCCGCCAGAACAAGTTGCAGGTTTGGGGCGTGTGGTTACTGAGCCAATAGACCCTCAGAATATGGCCGCTTCTAAAGCTCGGTTCGATCAGTTACAGAAAGCAACATCTGGTTATGAACAAGAGAGAGCCAAAGCACGCATTGTGCGGTTAGATGACGGCACTGATGCAATACAGTATATGGAGCCGCCTGCAACGGTTCAGTCTGTCCCTATTTCTCAGCTAAAGGCAACACAGCCCGGTCTGCTTAGTGGCGGCGACGCGCCTTTAACAGAGGGGCCGCCTTTGGTCGTCAAAAAGGGCGGAGAGTTTTTTGTACGAGACGGCCACCATCGTTTAGCGCGTATGATTGAGGCTGGCGCAGACACCGCTGATGTTCGCGTTGTTGACCTCGACGCTGGTGGGCTTTTGGGTGTTGAGACTTCTAGCAGAGGCGAGGATATTGCGGCATTAAGACGGCAAGCAAACATAGAAAGATTTGGATATGATCCAAACGATGCCCCAACTGGGTTACTTGATGAGCCTGATGTTTCTTACCGTATGCAGCACCAGCCGCGCGGCCCAGAGGATGATCTGCCTGTGCGGCTCGACGATTTAACTAAGTCCACCACCGGAGAGGCGGCAGGCTTTCCGGATGATTTTTACAGTTCTATTGGAAAGCGAACTTTCGCGCCGGGGCCAAGGTTTGACAATGATGAATACGGTATAGCTGGACAACAAAGCTATCGCGCCATTTCTTCTGTCAGGGGCAAGCCAAATGCAGAAGTTACTATATATAGGGGCGTCCCTAACGACCCTGATATAAACACAATAAATCGAGGCGATTTTGTTACACTTAGCCCAAAATATGCGGAGCTGCACGCGGCTAGTGGGTATGGAAGGTCTGGCGATGAGGCAGGCAAGGTAATATCGCAAAAGGTTAAGGTAAAGGATATTTATTGGGATGGGAACGATGTTAATGAGTTTGGATTTTTCCCAAGCAAAAAGAAGTAAGGAAAAAACATGCCCCCAGCCAAAAAGAAAAGCGTCAACCTATCAGTCGGTCGCGGTGAAAAGCAGTCGGTCAAGGCTGGTGGTGGACTTACTGCGAAGGGTCGTGCAAAATACAACCGAGCCACAGGCTCAAAACTAAAGGCACCTGTGACCGGCAAAGTCAAAGCCGGTAGCGCAGACGCAAAGCGGCGCAAGAGTTTTTGCGCCAGATCAAAGAGCTGGACTAGCCCACGCGGCAAGGCAGCTAGACGCAGATGGAAATGTTAGGAGTTAGTTATGGGATACGGTAAAAAGAATGGCGGCAAGAAGTCAGGCGGCTCAAAGCAGGTTCTCGGTAAATACTGCTGATGTCGCTATACGCTAATATCGCCAAGAAACGCGCACGCATTAAGGCGGGCAGCGGTGAGAAAATGAGGAAGGTCGGAGCCAAGGGTGCGCCGACCAACGCTGCATTTAAGGCGGCTGCAAAGACCGCAAAAAAGAAAAAGAAAGTGAAAAAAGCATGATTGTTTGTGATAACTGCCCATATCGTGGCCGCTGCGAAATTAAGCAGCGTTGTATTCAGGGCAAAAACCCTATGCCTGACATGACGCCGCCGCCAGCTCCGTCAAAGTTTGTGCAGACCAGCAAGGGTACAGTCGAGACTGCTGGCAAGCGCGGCGCGCCTATCAAGACTGCCGTCAAGAAGGTCGTCAAAAAGGCGAAGATGCATTGAACATCAGGCGACCGACTGTTGGCCGGATAAGGCGACCGCAGCCCCCGCTAGAACCAAAGGCGGAAGTGTGCGATAATGTCGGCACGCCAGAGACGGCGGCCAAGGTTAAGCGTGCGCCAAAACGCGCGGCAAAAGGTGCAAGGAAAAATGGCTAAAAAGATGGACGACGATCAATTGGGCAGCATCGTGTCTGGTGAGATCACCGACGCGCTCAATCACTTCGACAACGAGTACACGACCGACCGGCTCCGCGCCTTGGATATGTACTTGGGCGAGCCACTCGGAAACGAGGTAGACGGTCGCTCAACAGTGATTGCGACAGAAGTTGCCGACACCGTCGAGGCCATCATGCCTAACCTCATGCGGGTGTTCACGACCAACGACAAATATGTACGCTTTAGCCCGCGCACTGCCGAGGATATGGAATCTGCCGAGCAGGCCTCGGATTACGTCAATTATGTGCTTAACACCCAGAACCCCGGCTATCAAATCCTTCACACGTTTTTCAAGGATGCGCTGTTATTCCGTTTGGGTGTCGTGAAGTTCTTTTACGAGACACGCGAAGAAGTCGATGAGGAAGAATATAGCGGCCTGTCAGAAGAAGAACTGACAATGCTTTTGAATGACCCGACTGTTGAGCTTGTGTCTCAGACAGAGACCGTCGTCGAGAGCATGTATAACGACGAAACCGGCGAGACTGAAGACCTGCGCTCCGAGTACGATTTGACTGTACGCATCAAGCGCGAAGAAGGTGAGATTAAAATCATCAACATTCCGCCTGAAGAATTTTTGGTTTCTCGCCACGCGACTTCGCTTGACGACGCAAACTTCATAGCGCACCGCACCAACATGACCGTCTCAGACCTTGTGGCTATGGGCTATGACCGCGAGGAAGTTGAGCAGTACGCTGGCGAGAATGAGCTGGACACTGACCGCGAGGTCAGCAACAGATTCCAAGACCTTGAATCGTCAATGCCTGTCGATGCGGCAGACCCGACACTGCGGTCTGTGCCTTACTATGAGTGCATTATCAAAATGGACTACGACGGCGACGGCATTGCCGAGCGCCGCCGCGTCTGCGCGATTGGCGCTGAGGGCAAGCACATCTTGCACAACGAGCCATTTGATCATGTGCCATTTGCGTGCGTGTCACCTATTATGATGCCGCACCGCCTGATTGGACGCAGCATCTTTGACATGACCGAGGACTTGCAGGTCATTAAGTCAACGCTGATGCGCCAGTACCTCGACAGCGTCTACTCATCTACCTTGCCACGCATTGCGGCGGTCGAGGGTCAGGTGAATCTTGATGATTTATTAGATGGCTCCCCCGGCGGTGTAATCCGTACACGCCAACCGGGCATGATCCAAGCCCTGACCGGCGCATCAGTAGGCGGAGAAATCCGCCCGCTGATGGATTATTTGGATACAGTAAAAGAACAAAGAACCGGGATGAGCCGTGCATCTCAGGGGCTTGACGCTAACAGCCTACAGTCAAGCACCGCCAGCGCAGTCTCAGCGACCGTGCGCGGCGCTCAGGTTAAGTTGGAGTCATATGCAAGGACAATGGCGGAGACAGGCGTCAAGGCGCTGTTTAAGGGCATTTTGCATTTGGTGCTAAAGCACGACAACAAAGAAAAGATCGTGCGTTTGCGTAACAAGTTTGTGCCTATCAACCCAGCCGAGTGGTCTAGCCAGTTTGACACGGTTGTGCAGGTTGGCTTAGGCACGACAGACGACGAGACAAAGATTGCCTTCCTGACGCAGATTGCGTCAAAGCAAGAGCAAATCCTGATGCAGCTAGGTCAGGATAACCCGCTTGTGACGGCGCAGCAATATGTTAACACCCTGCGCTCAATCACTGAGGTTGGTGGCTTTAAGGATAGCAGCTTGTTTTTTAACTCGCCTGAGCAGGTCACGCAGTTTATGGCGGCAAAACAACAGCAGGCAGCCAACCAACCGCAACAGCCCACGCCTGAGCAGCAGCAGATGCAGCAGCTCATGCAGCTAGAGCAGCAGAAGGCTCAGGCCGACATCCAGATCGCGCAGCAAAAGGCTGAGGCTGACATTGCGCTGAAGCGCGAGAAGATGCAGGCCGAGTTACAGATGGAGCGTGAGAAGATGCAGATGGAATTGCAGATGCGCCAGCAAGAGCTACAAGCTGAGGCAGAACTGCGTGTCGCCAAGGCAGTCACCGACGCCGAAATATCAACTAACCTACCGAGGGCATAGAGATGGCCAAGTTAAACAAAATCATGCCGCCGCGTAACACAACCATTCGCGGCCAAGATCACCTTCTGGCCTACATCACGCCCGAAGAAGCGCAGATGCTTATGGATAACGGCGGTGCCGGTAAGGCTGGCCCTATGGGTATTCCTGCGTTTTATGACGAAGGCGATGATTATACTGGCCCCGGTGGCAATGACAGCACTAATGATTTTGGGTTGTCTGATAATTTTGGTGGTGAAAACCTTGAGTCAGCTAAAGCAGCGGCTGCTCGTGCTGCTGAGGCTAATTTAGTTCAAAGCATTTTAGAGCGTGGCGCAACTCAGCCATCTTCGATGACTGCTGCTGAAATGGCATTTCAACAAACCCCAGCCGCTCAAAGAATTGCTCAAAGCTATATTGATGGACGGGGTGTTTTTGGGCCGGAAGTTTTTTCTGCCAATCGTTTTGGTGGCTCTATACCCGCTGCTTTAAGAGGCGGTGGTTTTAGTGCGCTTATGGGGGTTCCTAGTTACTCAAATTATTTTGATGACCCTGCTGTAAACCAAGCTTTTTCTAGTCTTTTAGGAGACACGTTTGAAAGTCGTATGGAGCAAGCAAAATCTATTCCTGGCAAACTTGGTGCAATAGGTCAATTTTCTCTTGGCAGAATAAAGTCTGGATTAGAAAAAGGTGGCAGGCCTGTTTTTGATTCTTCCGGTAAACTACAAGGTGTCTTTAATGAAGGGCCATTTGGCTTTGGTGAAGTTTATACAGGTATGCCTGTAGAGGGCGTTGAAGGCACAGGTTACGATGACGGTGGCCGTGATGGATATGAACCAGAAGTCAAGCCAGTAAACCCAGAAACCGGCCAATGCGACGAGGGCTATATGTTCGACGAGGACATGCAGGCTTGCCGCCTAGACACAGGCTATCAGGCAGCAGCCTCAACCGGCGGAGCGTTTGGCGCACCCGGCGATGCGTATGCGCGGATGGGTTTGTTGGATCAGGCGCCAACTGGCCTGCCTCAGTTCCAGCAGCGGTACGGAGCTGGGTTTGGCTCACCAACTGACTTTGCGGCTGCTAACACCGCGTTCAGACGCCAAGGCGCATATCGCCCAGAATATTTTGACCAGCCATATCCGACGACAGGCTACACACTACTAAGTTAGGGAAAAAATGAACGAAGGCAAGGCGAGGGAAGCGGTGCTGAGAGCTGAGAAGGCCGAGGCACTGCTTAGGAATGAGTTGTTAACTGAGGCGTTTGATTATTTGGAGAGCCAGTTTGTGCAGGCTTGGAAGTCAAGCGGCATAGGTGAGGCCGAAGACCGAGAGCGAATTTATCAATTAAGCCAGAACCTTGAAGCCCTAAAGGGGTATTTTCAAACGGTGATATCGGATGGTAAGATGGCGCAATCGCAGATTGACGAAGTCAAGAGGCGCTCCACTTTTAACAAGAGATAAGGTAGAAAAATTATGGTCGACAATCCTAATGGAACCGACGCAATTTCAATGAATGACGCAATTAGCCTTCTGAACACTCCCATTGAGGACACCGTTACAGATGAGCGAAATGAGGCTGAAGATCAGCCTCAACAGCCCGAAGCCGAGGCGCAAGTCTCATCCGAAGATCAGGCGCAGGACGCCCCCGAAGATGACGACTATGACGATGAGGCTGATGACGGCGAAGATGCCTACGACGGCGATGATGACGACGAGGACTACGACGAGGAACCCGCTGAAAAGCTGTACACCGTAAAGGTGGATGGCAAGGAAGTGGAAGTTAACCTCGAAGAAGCCCTCAAGGGTTATCAACGTCAGGAGGCATTTACTAAGCGATCAATGGAACTGGCCGAGCAACGCAAGGCATTTGCTGCTGAGGCAGCCGAAACAAAACAGCTCCGAGACGCTTACGCGCAGCAACTTGAGTTACTGCAAGCCCAACTCCAGCAGACAAATCTCAGCCTCACTGAGGAACCTGACTGGGCAGCCTATAAAGATCAGGGCTGGTCTACTGACGACATTTTCTTTGCCAAGACCGAGTGGGATAAGCAACAAAAGCAAATCCAACAAGTGGCGGCAGAGCGTCAGAAGATTGCCCAACAACAGGCACAGGAGCATGAGGCGCAATTAAAGCAGCACCTTACTAACCAACGTGTCGAAATGCTTGAGCGCATACCTGAGTGGAAAAATGACGAAACCCGCGAGTTTGAACGCAAAGAAGTCATTAAGTACGCCCAGAAGCGTGTCGGGTTTAGCGAGGAAGAAATCTCATCGGCGTCAGATGCACGCGCGATTGAGCTTTTGTACAAAGCGTGGAAGTGGGATAATCTAATGGAAAAGAAACCCACAACCAAAAAACGCACTCGCCAAGCACCGAAGATGGCCAAGGCAGGGCAACCGGCAACCAAGCGCGAAGTTGCTAATCGTTCAAAGCGGAAGGCGCGTGAACAGTTTGAAAAGGCTGGCACGGTCGACGCTGCTGTACAACTTTTGATGGGTAGATAACCCGAAGGAACAAAACAATGGCTGTTTTTACAACCCAAAACGCTGTTGGTGAGAAAGAGCAACTCGCTGACATCATCTACCGGATTGATCCGGCAGAAACACCAATTTTTTCCAATGTGAAAAAAGAAACCTCAAACGGCATTTTCGTCGAATGGCAAGTTCAGGAGCTGACCGCCGCGTCTGCTACTAACTACCACAACGAAGGTGCAACCACAGCTACTGCTGCGGCGACACCAACTTCACGGATTGGTAACTACCACCAAATCTCAAAGAAGGTGTTTGCTACATCCGGGACTTTGGATGCAGTCGATTCCGCCGGGCGTGAGCGGGAACACAACTACCAGAAGGTGTTAAAAGCACTTGAGCTTCGCCGGGACATCGAAAAAGCAATCGGTGACACAGACGTTGCACGTTCTGGCTCAGACCCACGCAAGTCAGCTTCACTGACCTGCTGGATCACAAACGGCTCAGTCGGGGCATCCGGTGCCTTCAGCGCTGGCACAGGAACTGACACAGTAAGCGGCGGCACCGACCGGGCGTTAACACTCGCCTTGATCGAGGATGGCATGCAGGATGCGTGGACAGACGGCGGCTCACCTGAGCTGATGATTGCCTCGGCCACAAACCGTGCCAATTTCTCAGACCTGTCAGCCTCTGGAAACTTGGTCAGCAACGACGTGAACATGACTGCCGCCAAGGAAGTCAGCTACGTCGGGTCTACCAGTGTTTTCTTGACCGACTTCGGTACTGTGCAAGCTGTTCCGTCTCGGTTCCTTGGAAACGACCGGGTGTTCTTGATTGATCCAAACTTTGTGTCAATCTGCACACTCAACGGACGTAACTTCCTTGAGCAGGAACTGTCTCAGGACGGCGATGCAAAAACTTCGCACCTGGTCACAGAATGGTCCCTCAAGCCTACCGCGCCTAAGGCACACGCGATGATTATGGACTTGAACGGTTCATAGTAAAACTGAGGGGGCGGGCAACTGCCCCCTCTATCTCATAAGGGGAAAACATGAAACGAGTTTTATACACCGACCCTCACACCGCCAAAGAGGTGGTTATGGATCAGCAATCTGATGGCACTGACATTATTGAGACGACCCAGCGGTTCGACGACCTGATTAAAATTAACAAGCAGATGAACAACGACTATCGCGCCAACGCTACAGTGAACACGCAACGTCATATACAGCATGTGGCGGAAATACCAAATGTCGTGTATAATCACCTTCTAGAGACGCTAGGCCCGCCTGCCCAAAATCCAAAGGGCTGGAAGGCTTGGCTGAATAATAGCGAGAACCGAGACTTCAGGACAGGCGGCGGAAACGTATAATGGCAATTGCGACCTACACAGATTTGCAGGCATCCATAGCTAGTTTTCTAGCTCGGTCTGACTTGACCGGACAGATACCTGACTTTATTGCTTTGGCCGAGGGGCGAATGAGCCGAGAGCTTGAGACGCGCAGTCAGGAAAAGCGGTCAACCGCTACGCTGACTGCGGGTGACGAGTATATTTCTCTGCCGACCGATATGCGCCAAATCCGGGAAGTAAAGCTGAACACATCACCGATTACTGTTTTAAAATACTATAGCCCTGTGGCTTTGGATGAGCAGTACGCATCAGCCGGAAACGGCAAGCCAAAGGGCTTTAGCATTGTTGGCGCTGAAATGAAGTTTCGCCCAATACCTGATTCAGGGTATCAAGCAGAAATTGTCTACATTGGAAGTATTCAGGCTTTGTCTGCGTCAAATACAACAAACAACATTTTGACGCGGTCTCCAGATGCTTACTTATATGGGTCTCTCGCAGAGGCTTATGCGTATCTTCTTGACGAGACAAGGGCGGCTCAATATATGGCTCGCTTTGAAAAAGCCCTTCAAGAAATAAAAATTGACGAGCAGCGTTCTCAATACGGGGCCGGAAGTTTACAAATAAGCAGTATTTATCAACGCCAATCGCAAGCAGCGGGGACTTAAACTATGAGTGCAATGAGTGATTATTTAGAGAACGAGATCTTAGATCATATTTTGGCCACTGGCGCATACACAATGCCGTCAGCAATTTATATTGGGCTGTCTACTGGTTCATTTGGCGATGACGCCAGTGGCACTGAGCTAAACGGAAACGGTTACACTCGCAAGGTTATAGCCTTCGATGCAGCAATAGCTGGTACGGCTGACAATAGTGGTGCTGTTGAGTTTCCTGCTGCCACGGCAAGCTGGGGTACGGTAAGCCATTTTGGTTTGTTTGACGCCAGTTCTGGTGGCAACCTGTTGATCCACGGTGCCTTTACAGCCGCCAAGCTCATCGACACAGGCGACATCCTAAAAATAGCTGCTGGTGACTTAGACATTACGGCAGCCTAGTTAGCCAATGGCTACTAGTATCCCAACGCTTGAACAGTTAACAGGCAGTTTAGATGATCTTCCGGCCAGCTTAGACAGCTTGGGGTCGTTGCCTTGGTGCAACCCAACTTTAGACCAATTAGGCACTTGGGGCAGCCTAGAGTATATTGCCACTTTTGGTTACACGTTAGAAGAACTAGACAAACTAGACCGCTTATGTGTTCTTGTTGCTAGTGCTACAGCATCAGTATCGCTATCCGCTACTGGCGAAATATCTGAATTTTTCGTGCGAGCTTCGGTAAACATATCTGCTGCCACATCTGCCAACGCTACGTCTGATCTAGTTATGGCTGGTGCGGCTGACGCCGCCCTGTCTGTTGCGGTAAGCCCTCATAGTATATTAAAGTTTTCTGGGTCTGCCAGCGTTGCGACAGCCGCTTCAGGTTCTGTAAACCGCGTTAGAAAAACTAACGCGGCTGAACAGATAGCGATTTCTGGCACAGGTGTTTGTCTACGCAAAAAAGCCTTTGACTCTGCTGTCAGCGCTAATCTTTCGGTTGTCTGTGCCTCTCACGTTGAAGGTCGATTTGATGCGATAGCGGCTATTTCTGTTAGCTCTACTGCGTTAGCCAAATACGAATTAAACGCAGCTTCTGCTGTAAATATAAACGCGTCAGCGTCTTGCTCTTTCAATTTTAAAAAACTTTTATTAGGTTCTGCAAACGTCACCGCCTCTGTTGAATCAGGAGCTATTCGCGTAGCCCAGCCTACGGCTAGTTCTCAGATATCTGCCCTCGGTTCTGGCTCCGTTGGCCGAAAAAGAGAGTTAACAGCCGCTAATAATGTCAGCCTGTCTACTGTCTGCGCGGCAGAAGCTGTTTACTTATTTGGCGCAGCCGTAAACGTTTCTGCTTCTATTGATGCCAATTTCAATCGCATAGAACTTATGTCGGCCTCAATAACTGGCGCTGCCGCAGCAACGGCTGCTATGAAGCCTCTGAGACAGGTTACTAGTAACGTATCGCTTTCGGTGTCCCAGCTAAGTTCTGTTGACCGCACAAGGGGGCTTGTAGGCTCTGCGTTAATCGCCGTCACAGAATCAGCATCGGCAAACGCGTTGTTTGTTATGTCTGGGCAAGGCCAAGTATCCACCTCCACAACGGCTGTATCTAGTGGTATATTCGTTTATAATGCAAATGTAACAACGTCAATAACAACGGTTTCAGATAACCACGTTCTTGGCGAAGACTGGATTGATGTAGCGTCTGGAACAGAAGTCTGGGCTGACGTTGCTGTTGGTTCAGAGATTTGGACTGATGCTGCTATTGGCTCAGAGACTTGGACTGACGTTGCTGTTGGTTCAGAGATTTGGCGCAGTACCAACTGGCAA